ATCATGAATCATAAGCTTTTACCGCAGCCATGTATGATTCATGATCACACAGGGCTGCGGTAAAAGCTTATGATTCATGATCTTGGGAAAAGGCTAAGCCTTGGCCCCGGGGGAATCCCCCGAAGCACAAAAAACCCAATTCATGCATAGGCGATTCCACCCTGGAATCTTTACAACTCCGCCTCATGCGGAGACCGTGACGACCATATCGTCAGACGGGTTTGTTCGTTCTCGCCCCACCCTATTTCAGGTGAGACGCGACAAACTCCTCTTTTACGGTTTTGAAGCCCCCGATCCACCCTAAGTGGCAGCGGGGATGCTGAACGACACGTCCAACGTCGGGCAACACAGGAAGAAGACAGCCGTGAAGTCGGCTGCTGCTCCCACATACGTGGTCGCTGTGACGTAGGGCGCCGTCGTCGGCGCTTTGACATTGACTGTCGTGGCGCAGTACTGCTTGTCCGTGCCATCGTTCGACGAACCAATCAGGTAATAGTTGGGGTTCACAATTGAAAAGTTGAATTGCTTGAAATCCGGGAACCCAAACGACACTGAATTGTTCGTGTACGTTGAAGCGATGGCCGACCCACCCAGCCCCGAGAAGGGCGTGAACGGGCCGAGATTCTGGTACCGCTGGCGCGTAGACACACTGTCCGCTGCACCCTCGGTCCATACGTAGTACGTGCGCGTGTTTGCGTCTATGAGCCCTGTGGCTCGTGAGACGCGGATGTCCGTAGACACTTGGCCGGTACCCTGCACATCTGGCGTGAACACGATATTCGCCCCCCCACGGTACCCAATGAAGGGTCCCACGATAAAGGGCATCGGATGCATCGGACAGAATGCGTAGTACGCAGTTCCGCTTGCGGCGACGATTTTACTCGCCGACGTCAACCAGGCAGCGTTGCAGTACCCAGGAGTGTATGGCATGATCTTGTGATACTTCGCGATGTAGTTGTACCCCGCGGTCGTGAGACCTTGGGGAACGATCACATCTTGCAAAGAACAACGATGAAGTAGCGTCCTCAACGAAGTCACGCACTCACCGTAGTTCATGCCATAGCGTTCCTTTGCCGTGCGCGCTCGCGTTCCAACCACCAACGTCTTCGGTACGAGCTCCACCTTATCTTCACCCTGCAGGTCGAAGAACGAGGGGGGCACATCCGTTGAGCCAGTCCAGTTGTACGTGATTGCGCCGCGAGGATTCGCGAACTCGAGATCATCAGCGCCCGACACGAAGGCAAGGATACCCACAGAGCCGGCTGAAGGGGCTGTCAATGAAGTCAGCACCCTCACCGTCAGAGTTCCATTGTCTGTGCCTTGGCGCGGCGCGTTGGTAGATCCAGAAGTCCAGTTCGTCACAAGACTCTGATCCACCTCCAACCACCCTTGATCCTGATGGTAGGGGATCTCGAGGATCACATCATCCTCCTCACCAATATCCAGAATGTGCGTATACACCGTATTCTCCGCAGGAGCAGAGGACGTGATGTTGGCACGGGGGTCGTACTGCACGAGCAGACGACCCTTGTGGAACTTGGTGGCCACGATCTTGAGGCGTAGACGCAACCCCCCCCGCCAATGCTGGAAGAGGGCCGAGTAATAGCCTATGGGCGTGTGGTACACCCTGTTGCCCACCATGGTGGGCACCGAGTTGTTGATCCCGACGATAGCCGATTGAGCCGGATTCACCCGGAACGTAAATACTTGCGTCCCGACTGCATCCGTCGTGGCCCATGAGCTTTCGCCGACATACGATTCTCGCTTCTTGATCGAGGCAAGAGCCAGCTCATCTTCCCCACTCACACCGAACGGCGTGGGGTCGATAGACAGCTCCTGCTTCGGATCAAGGGTCAACTTTTGCACGGGGGTACCAATATTGGCAGAAGCCAATTGGGGCCCACACGCGGGCACCACCATCTTCACATCTTCGATGACTGGTGTGTTGGTATACCCAAAGAGTTTGGCGATATCGCTTGCCGCCCGAGCTCCCAGCTCAGTGGCTCGCGCAAACTTGCCGATCACAGGCACATGTGTCAATGTGCGAGCGACGTTTGCAACTGCAGTCGCGGGCGCCGAGATTACACCTTCCGTGTACTCATCAGCCTGCAGTGCAAGTTTGCTTGTGGATGCCATCAACTTGACGTCGGTCATCCACGCGTACAGCGAGATCGTGACAGCGCTCGACCCTCCAGAAACAGCCACTCCCAGTGGCCACATCAGGACAAGTCGCAGTGTGCCCATGTTCGCAACTTCCGTACTGTTCGTGATATCCAACCAATTCTTGTGGAACACGAACGGCAACTCCATCTCACCACCCGCGTTCGCAGCGGGCGTGATAAAGAAGCCTGGTTGTTGGGAATAGGGTACCTTCAAAGGCGTGTCAGTGGTTGGATTGGTTCGAACCTTGTTCCCAGTGAACCCTTCCATGGGTGCGTAACAGACTCGCACCAAGCCGTACTGGAACGGCGTGCCATTCACGATTGCCTTGATGTGCAACTTACCGCGCAAGAACGCGAAATTGTTGATCTTGCCACGAATCGCTGTCGAAGCAAGAAACATCTGCCAAGGTTGCATGGAGGCCATAACCACATTTGAAGTGCTCGTCGTCCAAGACGTCGTGTAAATCAATGTTGGTCGAGCCAAGAACGAGCCGAGTTGCAAGTCCTCTGTTCCATCAACGTCAGCAACAACTCCATCCGAGTCTGCTGCTGTCTCCACCTGGCCAATGGCATTATCGATGAAGGTGACGGTCTGGGATTCAGTAATAGCGGCTGCGACTGCGTCGTTGCCTCCTGCATTTCCCTCCGTCTCTGTCGATTCCTCTGATTGGAGATCGAGATCGAACGAATTGTTAATCGCTACCCATGGCTCGTTAACCTCGGGAAGCGTCGACATACTTTCGGTGATGTCGTCAACACTCTGAGCGATGCGCTCTTCTTCTTGTTGTTCATTCGCTGTCAGTTCATTCTCAACCGGTAAGGCGACAACCCCTTCCGGGAGTTTCATGGTTTCACTCTTCGTGCTTGCTGTGGCTCGATCGAATCGATCCTTCAGCTCCGACCATGTCGGCAGTCTTTTGGAGGAACCGATCAGGCAATATGGTTCACGCGCGAGAATCTCGCGGAATTTCGCGTGGTGCTTCTCAAAGGTCTCTCGACCATGGAAGAAGAACTCATTATTTGCACTGATCATGACGTCAATCATCTGCGTGTGCTTGTCCACCGTCTTAGACGGCAGCCACACGGTGAGTGATCGTTTGATGGAGTTCTCATCCAAGGGGCATGCGTGAGCACGCAGCTCCTCTTCCCATCGCCACTCGCGCTTCAAGAAGCTAACCTCGCTGATATTGATGAAGGGCACACTTTCGGACTCTTTGTCCGCCATCGTGTACTCAACACCAATGTCGGCCAACACCGCTTGGATGGCGGTGTGGTTGAACCAAGGTCGCTCGGGGCTCACACCCATCGCGTTGTCATCACCATAAGTCATAAGGTGCACGTTCTGCTTGAACGACGCACACTCTCGATTTGGATTCAACTTGATATAGCAGTAGCGCATGTAAAGCGCATTCACAATCGAGTTGATGATGACGGTCAGTGGGTGACCTGATGGATTTGTGCCGAAGAATTCATACAATGTCCCATCCAAATTGCACAGGGGGAACGCAACGTCCACACCAATGCCCATGATGATCTGGCACTCCTCATCGGAGAAACCTGCCACCTTGTGCAACTGTGCGATGATCTGGAAGGCCATCATGATGAAGTCGGCAATCATTCGCTTGTCGTATTTGCCGTAGTCTCCCGCGACAATGCGATCTTCTCCGAATGCCGTCAAGTAGGTGTAGAAGTCTGTCCACTCTGCGGACTGACAGACCGTTCCAGGTCCTGCTTCAAACACAAACTTGTTCTTCTGCACGAGGCGCACGAAGGACAACAGTCGAGATCGCACATACGTGCTCCAATCGACCGGTCCTCCCGTGAATACTCGCGTCTTCGCTTTCTTGATCTTAGCGAAGGGCGTGGGCGTATCTTTCAACGCACCAGAAAACACGGGGTGCACACGACCTCCTCGCGAATAAGTCTCATGGATGCGATCGAATCGCTCCCAGAACTCATTGTCAAAATCGACGCCATCCGGATACTTCTCAGTCGGATTAGCCACGAGATATTTCTTCTTGGTCGTGTTCCAGGGGAATCCCATGGAGGAACTTCGATTGATCCCATCAATGAATTTCACTCCAGGTAAGCCATTGACCGCTGCTTCTTTCGACAGCGTGACAAGTTGGCTCTCCCATCCCTCAGGGAGATTGGTGGCGATATCTCGCACGAAACAACGAGCACATTCAACCAAAGCCGGTCGATCGTACTTGCAGTGCGGTTTCACCATCTCTTGGATGTTGTTCCGCCACGGGAGCCAGCCTTTCATTACTGGTTTGCCGTGGTCTGCCACATAGTCAAAGTGTTGTTCCATCTCCTCTTTCAAGGGGGTGTCACACACCTTGCTTCTGTGGGAGGCTCGAAAGCCTTCGAACGTTCCATACACGTTCACCGTGCCACCCTGAAGGTACCGCACAAGTGCTCGATGATGGAGATCACCCAACTTTTTGACGATGCCGTGAGACTCAAAGCTCGGACGTCCACCCCCTTGCACTCGCATGGGGTAGACGTCTCGCTCGTCCAATTCGTTCATCATCTGCTCGATGGTCGTCTTCTTGATCTGACGCACACCGGTCGATCGCCCCTTCCCAAGCATGTGGAGGCCGACGATCACTGGCCCTAAAGGTGTCTCTGCAACTCCTAGAGCTCCGCAGTCGCCGGCCTGGGTATCTTCCAACCCTTGGCCCATATACACGGGATGGCACGAAGCCAATGCCGGTACTGGCATCTGCGGAACGAAGTCCACTCCGTATACTTCACGAACGTGGACATCAAGCTCCTTCCTCCGGTAAAATTCCATCATCTTCGTGACGGTGATGTCCCCATCAAGCCAAAACTTGAGCACATCTTTCACCGGAGGTACGTTGGTCGCCTTCAACAAACACAAATCTTGTTCACGCCAAATAACGATCTCTGACTCATGCACATCAAACGTGAGATTGCTCGTTACTCCATCGCTGAGCGATTGTTGCAACAAGGTAACCTCCCAGTGCGACACCTCCTTCTTGAACGCGTGCGCATTGCACAATAAATATTGACTTGACACCAACACACCACACACATTCGTATGCACACGTTCCTGAGCAAATGTGGCCACAACATCCAAGCGCACCAAGTTGCGCGCGAGGATGTCTCTCAACTCCTCTTTGCTCTTGCTGGCCAACGAAGTCGACGCAACAGGCATGTCAAACGTTGTGAGTTCAACTGTCGGATTGTACCACACATTCTGAGTCTCCTCCTTTTCAAGTTGATCCTCGGTTGTTTGATACTTGTTCCCCTGCACGCCATACGACGGCGGGAAATTGTTGTTGATTGTGACACACACTTTCTCTTCCTTCTTTGCCGCCGAACTTTCGGCAACGGGTCCGGAACGACCCTTATAAGCACAGTACAACACGGCAGCAGCACTCATAACACCTACGACGATCTTCATCTCCGAAGCAAATTCCCCCCACGTAGGAGGGGCTGTCGGAATCTCGTTCAGTACGCCCATCACTTCAAAAGCTGTGCTTCCTGGAGCACATTTGGACACACACCAATACGTGAATTTACGCAACATTGCCGAACGGAAATACAAAGAAAACCACCGAGACGCAATACGCGACTTGCACACACTAAGCCACAAACGACTCCATACATACAAAAACGTTGTATACGCATACCACATACTCGTCACGCGTGGCTCTGGTTGCCAATGCGTGTACTGCTGGTCATAATTCTCCGACGCATACACGACATCAACATCACTCTGCAACTGCGGGCACCTACACATATAACTTGGACTGGTACACTGCTTACACACTTGGATCTTGGACATATACGCATCACAGTCGACAGCAGCGGCTTGCTGCTTGTCGTGCGCCAGAAGCGCTTTTCCGTACTGCTTGAGGAACGCCACCACACTGGTGAAGTGTTCACTCTCTTCAATCGGTTGAACCTGGCCCATTTCTCGCTTACCATCCTTGAGCACACGTTTGATTGCGCGCACATAGATGTCCCAGTAATCGGGAAACTCCGTGGGTACGGGGTCGAGCTTTTTGGGGTCGAGCATTCCTCGCGAATCTTGATACTGCTGTTTAGGCTTGATCGTGATCACGAAACCCAGTCGTCGCTGAACGGCGAGCGGGCACCAGAAATACTCTTGGGCATTCAGATCCTCACTGTTGGACGTGCCGATCACCAATTCAGCACGAACGGGGGTCTTCCCCTTGTCTTCCAAAGCGGCCTGCATGGCCACGAAGGGAACATTGTTGCACACGTTGAGAAGCTCTTGCAGGGTCGGATCGATATCGCTACTCTTGTTTGGATTGAGAAACGCGATGTCGTCGAGCACAATGCACCACATGCTCGTATGGAAATTCGTATAGTACGGATCCAACGGGCCTCGACAGTACATGTAATGATCGTCGGTGGGCAAACCACGCAACTGGCCGAAGTAGTAATACAACAGCTTGCGAAACGTGGACTTGCCAACACCTGATGACCCGTGCAGAAGCACGCCAAAAGGAGCTCTCCTTTCTTTTTGAGCATCCTTAACGGTGATTTGGCGTGCTTTAAGCAACTGCAACTGACCCAACTTCTTGCGGGCAAACGTGCTCTCCACCCCTGCATGTAGCATGGTGTACTTGACATACGCTTGTCCTCTTTCAATCGTATCATTCAGATCCGAAAGAAATTGGAAGTGAGTTGTGCCATGTGCTTCCAAATTTCCAGTGAAGTCTTCGAGCGAAATCAAACGATCGCACTCCTTGAGCCAACTACTGTACTCTGAGGAAGTCTGAGCGAACACGGAAATGTCCTTGGTCTCGTAGAATTCATACGATTTCTCGAGGAGGAACAAAATCACATCAAACGCCGCCATCCACAAGCCTTTCTTGCTCGAGTAGGCGATCGTCATTGTTCGCTGTTCAAGTTTGGAGTAATCTTCATCGTTCAGCTTCAACCCCATCTTGGCCAACAGGCCCTGGGTGAGCAGATACATATAAAGCTTCACAAACTTCTTCACCACCGGATGATCGGTGATGGCTTCTGTGGCCGTGAAGGCCGCTCGCAGCGACTTCAGACCGTCGCCGAAAGATCCTTGCAGATCTCCCGACTCGAGGGATTGCACCTCTTCTGGTGTAAAGAACTTGTCCTGAATATGGGTCGTAAGAGTCTTCCCAGTAAACAGACGGCAGACCAGGGTGGCCCACCAGTACATTTCACCAGCATCGTTCGCTCGCCAAAAATAGTGCCAAGACAGAAAAACATTTTCTACGGTCTCGACCACCATCTTTCTCCTAGCCTTGACTTGCTTGTCGCTCGTTGGTCGCCAGGAGTTGACGAGTTTGGTCCACTGTTCTTTGGCTATCTTCCAGAACAAGTCGTCTGGCGTCCAGTCACTTTCAGTGGCACCTGCCTGGAGCTCCATTTCTAGAGCTTCCACAGGCACTTTGGGATTGTGGATCAGTCGATTTTCAATCTTAACTGACTCCGATGTAACCACTTCCTTCGAAACGACGTTGCCGCCGCCCTGAAGTGCGAAGTACATCACCTGCAGTTCGTTGACATACACATCACTGAGATTGTAGTCTAGCAGGCTTTTCGTCCGGTTCAGTATTTGACCTCTGCAGGCAACGGTGAAGGACATGGTCATAGGATTAAATCCGAGATTCGCATCTGACATCCTCCGGATAATCCAAAACAATTCCAGCATCGTAGAAACCGTGATCAACTGCCCCTGGAAGGAGACAATGATCGTCTTCTCGATGCGATGTAACGCCGCCCTTTCCAGGGCGGCGTCATCTTCTCCGTTGGCCACGTAAACGTGGTTCTTCTTCACACTCTTCTGCTGCACACTCTTCAAGAATTTGATGATTGAGGAAAACATGGGTTGTGAGCAGACGTTCTCCAGCCTTAAGCGTCGCTTAACGTGCTATAGGCGATTGATACTTTGCATAAGGGCCAAAACTATGGCTTTTACGCCCCTCTCATGGGGGCAACCTTATGGGTTCTCTTCCAAACCATAAACCGTTGTAGTTCGACTAGTGGCAATGAGGCTCCCTGTACGTTGGGTCGGCCATCACTGACTGGTTATAACAGTTCTCAGGTTGGTTGATTACCAGCATCGCAGCTGGAAGCGGGTTTAACGCCGCAATAATACCTTCTTATTATCTCACCTGCGTTTCCAGGACGATAGGAAACACTGGATTTCACGGGGAAGTATTAATAAACCCCGCGGGTCCTCTGTGGGGGACCGGGCACATAATACGGTCATGTTCGTGTACCGAAAACACGGGCTATTTACTTCAGCCAGAAGGACAAATCATATAAACGCAATAAACGCAAACAAATCTTTTTTCTTTGGTTTTTGACAAATAATTATATGCTTTTTTCTTTTTCCAATTTCAGAACTTCTACAAGTTCACGTTGGGGGGTGTCGGTTGTTCACATATACCGGCAATGAGGGTAGTTTTGCTTCTTCCAGAAGGTTCGTCAAAGTTTTGTTTGCGCATTAGGGTATTCCGCAAGCTCGAATATCCCAGTGGGCAACGAAACGCGAGTACACTAAAAAAGCCTTTCTTTTCCTTGACAGAATCGCTCGGACTTATTATTCTCACGAGGGGGTGCTGAGCACTCCTCTCTCATGAGCCGTCGTTCTCGACAAGGCGTTCAATAGATTCGCGCTCCGCAACCTTCTTTTGTTATGCGGAATTCAGACAGTATGCGCACTGTCCTAGAGACCCTTTCGGGTCTCCTAGAAAATAAATACGATAGCAGCCCGC